TGCAAACTCATTAACAATAGTGATGCGCTTGGAGGTATTTGTGCTGTGCGAAGTTTGAATGTGTTGTATCCACCTATGGTATAGCTAAGCATTATCTCGTATTAAGTTGTTCATATCTTTAACACTACTCAAAATTAAAATGATTAAATAAAAAAACCCCTACATCTCTGTAAGGGTTTAGTATTTTTAAGTGTAATACTGAATTAGCTATATACGACATTGAAGTTTGGAGTTAAACCAGCTAATGCGTTAGTTGAAGTGCTACCTGATAACCAAGTTGCCGGTAATTTTTCCATACCTGTTAAGGTTACAGAATATCCGTATAAATCTCCTAATGCTGCGCCTGTTCCAATCGTTCCCGCAGTTACATCCATACCTAATTGTAAACCTGCCAAAAATGCATCTCCGTTATTTGTCCAAACGATAACTTGATTACGACCATAAGACATCAATTTTAATTGAGTGCTCATTTCGTTAGTTAGTTTTTTCAAATTAAGAACTAATTCTTGTGAGAAGAATGTAGTTCCGTTTTCACGAGATGTGTTGACAGTTTCAGTATATGCACTTGTTCCTTTTAATTGGTAGAAATATAAGTTTGAACCGCTTGGTATTGCTGTTAGCAATCCATCAGCTCCGGCAGAGCCACTAGTTGTAGTAAAACCACCTGAAACATACGGAAGAAAATATACTCCCTGTAAGCCACCGATGCTTTCTTTACAAACTTCTTGTCTACCTTGTGTTACATTACATACGCCTGAAGTGTAAGCCATATCTGTTAATTTTTTTGTTGTTAGTTAAAATTAATTGGTGAGGATTTTAACCCTCACCGACCAATTAGTTATTTTTAGTATGCTCCGTAGTAAACGATATCTTGTCCGATACCGAAAATTACTGCTCCTGTGTATCTCATAATGATACGATAGTTTTGTGAACCATCGATGTTCGCCATATCCAATACTCTTACTTCGTTGTAATCTGATAATAAACCAGTTCCGAAGTGCATATTAGATTTTTGAGCTGCAACGATTTTGCTATCACTCATACCAGGACACAATAAGATTTCAATACCATTGAAGTTGAAAGGCTTATCACCCACGTTCATTTGGTTGTTCCAACCATTAGCACCTACTGCACCACCTGCTAAAGCTTGTTGATAAGCTTTACCAACATTTGTTGATACATAGATTACTAAATCTTCTTTACCATAAACTGCGTTAGGAATAGAATTTACTACACTATCCAATTTAGATAATACATTCGCTGCTGTTACACTTCCAGAAATTGGTTGACCACCAATTAAAGAAGAACCGCTGAATGCAGGGATAACACCAGTTGAGACTGTAATGCTACCTGAAACAACAGTCGTATTAGCTGCTACTGATGCTGATAATTGAGATTGGAAACCTAGGAATTGACCATTCACATTAGTTCCTTGCCAAATTGCTTGCTCAGTTGCTTGTGCTACGATACCACCTACATAAGAGATTAAGTAGTCGTTGAAGTTTTTAGGGATAGTATCAAATGCACTATATCCTAATTGTAATGCTTCCCAAGATTGAACGAAGTTTTGCTTACATAATTGTAAGTTAACTTGTAATTCTTTTGGAGTTAAAACTGCTTCTGTTAAAGTTACAGAGCCGCTTGTTACGAAATCACATGATGCATCTTGAACGATACCATCTACTGCAATTCTTTGGATAACCTCTTTGTATTTCACATTCGGGTGAATGGTAACATACTTGTTGTCCAATGTTTTTGCTGATAACAACGCTGCTGCGATGTATTGACCTGCGAACTCACCTGCGTAGGTAGAGCTAATTGTAGGTTCAGCGAATTTTTGAAGTTTGTTCATTTTAATTTTGTTAAATGAGTTAATAATATTTTTATCTATAAAGTTTTGATAAGAAGTCACCTTGTGGGTTACCTGTTTTCTTACCATATGATTTACTAAAATCTTGTGGTTTTAATGACTCGGTTGGAGCTCCGTCTAATTTCGGTAACTCTTCATCTTCATCTTCATCTTCATCAACCTTTGCCATTTCCATTGGAGATGGTTGTAAAGAACTAACCTCTTGTCCTTCTTCTGGATATGCTGATGCGAATTTCTCTTTCATATCAGTTACCATTTTCTCTAATTCATCAATTCTGTATCCTAAACGAATTAATGGGTCTTTCTCATCATCGGTATCATCACCCATTGAGTTTCTGATATCTTCATCAGTTGTGTTTGGTAAAGATTTAGCTTCTTCGGTTGTAGCATCGGCCATTTCAACCTCTTCTGCTGCTTTTTTGTCAACTACCTCTTCATCCATCTTTTTTTCCAAATCTTCGGCATCTTTTTCTTCAACATTTTCTCTTGAAGTAATCTTACCATCCATAGTTTCAATTCTGATAACTACTTTGTTACCTTCACTATCGGTTAATTCGATTTCATGTTCTCCGTCCGGAGCTTTGGTTTTTTCACCATCTGCACCTACAACTTCAACATCTTCACCCAAATCAAATGTAGGTGATTGTAAAATATTTCCTTGTGCATCTTTTGCATCTGTGAATTTTACTTCTTCGCTAGATAACAAAGAAAGTATTCTATTCAATACGCTTTTTGAGTTCATAATATTAAGTTTGTTTTATGTTTAACACCTACAAAATCAAATGTTATCATTTTTTATTAAAAATATATTCATTTGCAGGATTTATTTCGGAATTATCCACTAAAAGTTCAATTATTTTCGGATTTACTAACTCTGGATGCACCCACCAATCTTCAAAAGCAGATTTTTTATCAACTGAAATATTAGAAACTACTAATTTATATCCCATCATTTCTAAATATTTTCTACTTTTATCCCTATATGTTTTATCATCACTATACCAATCATGCTCATAAGTTATTACAGCAAATCTATATTTGTCAAATGGAATAGATAAAAGTGCTTCAAATGTATTCTTTGCCGGCTCACAATCTAATTGCAGATAATCTAAATCAGTTCCCCAATTTTTATTATCTAATATCTCTAAATAATTTGCTTTGGTTGCATCTCTTTGTATACATTGATTTTTTCTTTTACCATTAAACCATGTAACCATTGTAGGATTGATTTCTAACGATATACCTTTCCAATTAAACTTATCCTCTAATAAAAAAGTATTGGAATGCTCAAATGGTTGATACGAACCTATCTCTAAATACTTACCTTCTTTCTTGCCATCCAATGCCATTAAGACAAACATATCTTGAAATGCCTGTGAGTGATTATGTTCTATCATCTCAATACCATTAAACTCATATCGTATCTTATCACCTTTCTTATAGTATGTAGGTTTTGCCCAATTATCTGTTCCCCAAATAAGTTTAATATTATTTTTAACTGATACTTTGTATTCATCACTTAATTCATAATTCTCATATAAGTCCAAAAGCAAATCAATACTCTCTTTTGTTCTACCCATCCACCAACTAACTACACTTTTTTCAAACAAAAATCCTATTTTACCTGGATATTCTACACTCTGCAACTCATCAACATCAAAATTGACCATAAAAAGTCCAATTTCAGCAGTTGAATAACTTTCTTGCCACTCTTTATTCCTTTCATATAACCTACTTAATAAGAAATATGCTTCTGGTTTCATTGGCAATACTGATATAGCATGTTGATACATACCCTTTGCATAAAATGTTCTATTACCTTGCTTTTCAAAACACAATCCACACTTTAATAAACTTTCGTAAATCAATAAATCGTTCTTTGATACTTCGGTTAATCTTAAATAAAAAGACATTGCCGCAGCATATTGTTCGTTATCGTAATACCAATTAGCTAAATGAAATGCTGCTAAGTCGTTGTATGGTGATTGTATAAAACTATTTAATTCCTTCATAAACAAATTTTAAGAAATAATCTTTTGGGATTTCTAATAAGAATGCTGCATTATCTTCATAACCAAATGTGATTAGGATTTTATCTTTGTATTCTGCTATTCCACAACAAAACTCAATCATACCTGTCATAAAATCAAACGATGGTGTTCTATGTATTATATTCCAATTTTTATCAAACACAATTACTCTGTGTCGATATGTAGCATCTTTATTGTTTTGCGTATTCCTCCAATAATCAGTTTCATGCACAATACACATCCTATGGTTGCCAATAGTTATTACCTGACTACCACCACGCATATCTTTTTCAATTGGTATAGTTGTATCAGCCAGAAATACTTGCTCCGTATCTCCGTTTATATTTGCTTTAACAATCTCTACCGGATTACACCATTTTAAGTAATGGAATGGCATATCTAAAATAGGCATCCAATTCTTTTCACAATAACTTTCTTTATTATTTGGAGTTGGTATTCTAAACCTACTCATCTCGGTATTATCTTTTATTTTAGATAATTCCATTCTACCTATGCCAGTTGTTTCAGTATCTCTACGAACACCTGTAAGATAAACATCATCCCACTTTACTAATCTAGCATCTTCTAATCCAATAAATTCCCACCAGGGTTTAGTATCGAAATTAGATGTGTCAACTTTTGTAGGATTATGTAAAGCATTATCTTTCCATTCACCTAAATAGTTTGTCGTTGTTAGTGTAATATCGTTATCAGGATTTAGATAACATAAAGGGCCCCATCTACTTTCAAATTTGCCAGAAGTATGATATAGGGTATATTGACAGTGTCTAACATTGATTAGAACTCTATCATCATCAACTAAAATAGAAGGATTGAGTAAACCCGTCTTATTATCAGTTGGAAATGCTAATGGATATAAATTACCACCATTAGCTAAAATGTGTTTTGCTAGATTTTGTATTGCCATCTATATTTAACACCTATAAAATTATTTTTCCAATTTAGCAAACACCATCATATGCGTATATCTGGAATGTTCCTGCTCCAACTACTGCACCATAAACTGTTGCCGTATTTGTTCCAGTTCCGACTGTTCCAACACAAGTAAATGTTAAATCACTATCGTATACATCAAAGTGTTGACCTGTTACTCCATTGGAATATAAAATCTCTACATCGTATGTTCCTATTTGATTTGAATATCCGTTGACAGTATCACCTGTTGATAATGGGAAGCCTGTTCCGGTAACACCTGTAAGAGATACACCATTAACTTTTACATCGTTAATTACAATATCTAATGACGAGTTTTGAATATAAAATAATGTATCTACCGGTGCACTTGTTTCTACTCTACATTTAATCATAATATTATTTTTTTAAGGACAAATTCCATAAATTACAAAATAGATATTGGAACCCGAGTCAGCGTTATACACATATGAATAACTACTTGAATAATTCATACCTGATATAAGTGTGCTATCAGTCATTATAACACTTGCATTTGTAGGTATCCCACTCCCATCATTTTTCCAAGGTTTTCCATAATAAATTACAGCAGTATCCACTAATGTAAAATCATCAGCACTGCCACTAAATTCTAACTCCAAAGTCCTATTAGTTGTTCCTGCATTAAAAACAATCATAGCACTTGGAAAACATAAACCTGAAGGTTCAATATTAAAGAAAAGGTCTTGTCTTGTGGAGCCTGTTGGATATGTTAAACTCAAATCGTATCCATAAAAATCAGATATGGCTATATCACTACTTCCAGTTGAATAATTGCCGGCATTGCTTGAATGCACATTTATTGGAGTATAATTACTAGTAGACCCAACATACCCTGACCCATTTGCAAATGAAGGCATATCATAACTAGCAAATGCTGATTGTGACATTTCAATTCTTACATCATTAAAAGATATTTGTCCACTTGCAGGTAATGCCATACTATTTAATTTTTTGGTCTAATTCTTTAATTGCTTCAACTAATAATCCTATCATTTTAGAATAATCCAAAGCTAGATATCCATCTTCTCTTTGTTTAACAACTTCGGGTAATACTTCTAACACTTCTTGTGCAATTAAACCTGTTGTTGGTAAAGATTGTGTTACCACATCTGTATTAGTTTCATTCCAATCCCATTTAACACCATTAAGTTTCTTAACTTTTTCTAATGCATCTAATATAGAATGAATATTATCTTTTTGTCTTTTATCAGAAGTAAAGAATGCAGTTATGTTTCCAGTTGCAGTTATTGCTCCGGTTACTGCTAATGTGCTACCATCAAAAGTTAAATTAGCTTCACCATTTATTGTATTAGCATCTACGGAAGTAATTACTCTATTATTGCCAGAGTTTGTGTATGAGGTTATTCCTGCACTTGCTCCGGTTGTTCCTTGTGCACCTGTTGCACCTTGTGTTCCGGTTCCAGTTGCACCCTGTGCGCCGGTTGCTCCTTGTGTTCCCGTTCCCGTAGAACCCTGTGCACCTGTTGCACCTTGTGTTCCTGTTCCCGTTGTTCCTTGTGCTCCCGTTGCTCCTTGCGTTCCAGTTCCAGTTATACCTTGAATACCTTGCGAGCCATTGGTTCCTGAAATACCCTGAATACCCTGCGAACCATTTGTGCCACTTATACCTTGTATTCCCTGACTGCCATTTGTGCCACTAATTCCCTGAATACCTTGACTACCATTAGTTCCGCTTATACCTTGAATACCTTGTGACCCGTTGGTTCCAGATATACCTTGTATACCTTGACTTCCGTTTGTGCCACTTATACCTTGAATACCTTGCGAACCATTAGTTCCTGCGGTTCCTTGAATACCTTGTGGGCCAGTTCCGCCAGTTATACCTTGAATACCTTGTGCTCCATTGCTACCTGCGATACCTTGTATTCCTTGACTACCATTTGTTCCGGCAGTTCCCTGTGCTCCATCGGCTCCCTGTGCACCTGTATCACCCGTTGTTCCTTGTGTGCCGGTTGCTCCTTGCGTTCCAGTTCCTGTTATACCTTGTATACCTTGACTACCATTAGCACCTTGTGCGCCGGTTGCACCTTGTGTTCCGGTTCCAGTTGTTCCCTGCACACCTTGCGTTCCTTGCGTTCCTTGTGTTCCTTGTGGGCCAGCTGGTGCAGATGCTATAATGAAAAGCATTTGGTGATTGTTAGGAAAAGTATATGTAGAAGTAATTAGAGTAACTCCATAAGTCCAATATGTTGTATTATCAGTTTTAGAAGTAATTTGCCACGTTTGGTAATTTGATTGTGATGATTGGTCTTGCAATACAATTGTAGTTCCAACCAAAATATTTGATAAGAATACATCTATGTTATTGCTATTTTGGTCAGTATCACTTACACTTATTGATGTTGCTGATGCCTGTGTTGCGTTATTCCAAATGATATGTCCTGATAACGGGTCACCACTTGTTATAGTATCTTTTGCTTGGTAGTTAAAGAATGTATTTGTTTCACCTGCTGTTCCTTGCACACCTTGTATACCTTGAACACCTTGTGCTCCACTACTACCCGTTGTAGGTAATTGAACTCCGTTTATACTTAGCGACCCGGTAATATCTACACTACCGCTGAATTGCTGAGAGCCTGTTATTGATGCATTTAATATTAAACTCATATATTTTTTATGTTAATCTTATCATTACGAAATTACCGTTTCTATATAATCCACCCAATGGCACTCCACCTGCTGCTGCTGCCGTATCATCTGCGAAGTTTAGAGATGAACTCACACTTGCTAATGTTGTAAACGAACTTACTAATAAACTACCTGTCATTTCAGTATTACCTATTACCTGTAATTCAATTGCTGCTGATGAACTTAATATCAAACTACCAGTCATTGTAGTGCTACCCGATACATTCAAACTACCCTCAAAGTATGAGTTAGACCCACTATCAATTAAGAAGCCTGTCTTTCTATTTGATGCTGAGGTTCCCGTTCCAACAAAGAATATATTTTCAGCGGTTTGGTTTCTTATACCATCGTCAGCATTAAATCTACCAAAGTATCCACCACCACTTGCAGTAATAGCATTATTGTTTGACCCAGTTAGTATTAAGCTTTGTCCCCCGATTAGATTACTACGGAAATCAACATACATGCCTCTACCCTCTACATTTGTAAAAAAGGTATTTAATGACCCAAATACTCCGTTTCCTAGCATTGTTGCCCCTGTACCAGTTCCACCATAACTTCCAGATACGGTATAAGTATTAGTTGCACCTTGTACCTGATTATTATTAAATGTTAAACTACCTGACCCAAACGACCCACTATACATACGATTTGTGACAGATATTGCAGCCGGTGATATATTATTTTGAGCAGAGATTGCTGATGCACTTGCTATTAAGGATAATGCACCATAGTTACCAGTTATATTTGCAGTGGTTCTATGTAAACCCAATCCTGCTGCCCCTACATTATTATAACTTATTGAAGACTGCAAAAAGTTATTTGATGCATTTACTGCAACAGAGGACGAATGATTGGTTATAATTAAACTACCACCACCATTGATTATATTACCTGAATAAGTTGGATTTATATTACCAGGTTGATTACGATTTGTAGTTATAGTTATACTTCCCTGATTATTATTATTGGATAAACTTATAGTATGACTACCACTAAAACCACCTGTTATTTCATTGAACGATGCAGATGCTGCATTGATTGTAATGCTACCATTATTTATATTATTTTGTAAAGTAAGTGACCCGGTAAATGCCATGGCATTTATTGTATTTGTGCTTGTTCCACCAAATATATTATTGGAATAAGTATGTGTTCCACCATTTACTGCTTGGTTAATATTTAAGACAGAGGTTCCGTTGAATATATTATTATTCATCGTAGGTGTTGTTCCACTTACACTTACTGCAGATGCAGTTATTTGTGAATTGACACCATTACTATTATTTAAGTAAAGGTTATTAGCGCCTCCGATATATCTTGTGTATCCAGTTGTTGGTGTAGAGGGGTTTGTGAATATATTTCCACTACCTGATATAATTGTTGTCCCGGTATTGTTATTTGCTTTGAATATAAAGTTAGCAAGTGTAGTATTGTTTGAGCTAGATAAATGTAATACCGATGCAGTTGAATTGGTAAAACTATTATTACTTAATATCAAACTACCAGAATGAGCTAATAATTTTATTGCTCCTGTTGCTACTCCATTTCCACTACTATTTACCGGGCCTATTGCAACTCCACTATCTGCTCCTAATTCAATATCGCGACTGTTTACTACAACTCTAATACTTCCGCTACCACCACTAGCACCATTATTGCCAATATTTAATTGACCATATGCTGTTAAATTGCTTGTCAAAGTTCCTTGCAAAAGTATATTGCTTTGGCCACCACTAGACGAGCTTATATACAAATTATTATTTCCTGAGAATGAAATAGTTTGGTCGCCTCTAAATGTATTGCTACCTGTTATTGCAAAACCTTGTAACTTAAATGTAGTTGCATCTCCTTTTGTGAATGTAATATCGTTTGATGCGAAAGATGCAGTCACTAATAAACTACCTGTGTCCGTGCTTCCACCTCCACTACCAGTTATAGTTGTAAATGTTAATACACCACTTCCGTTTGTAGTAATTACTTGACCATTAGTTCCGTCTGTGCCTGGATATGTTAATCCTTGTATAGTTGTCTGGCTACCTGATATTGTAATACCTCCACCATAACCTGATAGGTCAATTTGTCCGTTAGTCTTTACTTGTATTCTACCTCTACTAGTTGCAGGATTAGATTGGTCTGCTAAAGCATCTAAATCAATTTTTGCATTTTGACCACCATATCTTGTTGCCAATGCAAAAGACCCCGATAATCCACCTACTAATTGTAAACCTTGATTATCTGGGTTACTATCACTATATGTTTGAATATATGGCCCATTTTGCCCAAAGAATATTTGTCCCGAACCTGTTGCACTATTAGGTGAAGTGAATTGTAAATAACTATTAGCGGAGCTTGAAATGGTTAATTTTCCATTTACAATTTGGTCTCCGTTAAATGTATTGCTACCTGTTGTTGCGAAACTACCTGTATTAATAGCTACATTACCAAAAGTAAGTGTTCCGCTACCATTTGTTATTAAAGCCTGGCCGTTTGTTCCATCAGTAGTAGGATATGTTAAACCTTGCATTTGTAAAGTGGAGCCTGTTATTTGAATACCTTGTCCTGCCTCAAATGAAATACCACCACTAACACTTGAAAATCTTATACTATTTGCACCGGTACCAGTAGTCGTTTGAAATGTCATAGTAGCACTATTGCCACTATTATTTCTAAATTGCATTACTCTACTACCCGTTCCGTATAAGAAAAAGTCTAATCCTCTTGACTTTGGATTATCAGTATCACCTGTAAATTGGAAATTATCATCCTCATTACCATTCAACCACATCTCATTTGGAAATTGTAATCTAGGGCCACCTGGACCTGTTAATTTTAGACCTGAACCTCCTGTTAATTCTATACCATAGCCAAATCCACCACTACCAGAAATAGTAATAGCAGGACTTGCAGCTGTTATAAATGATTGTTGTCCTGTAAATGTATTGCTGCCTGTTGTTGCGAAACTACCTGTGTCAATACTTCCACCACCACTACCAGTCGCTACTGTTAAATTAAATGTTGTCGCATCTCCCTTTGTAAAAGTTAAAACATTACCTGCAACACTACCGGTCACTAACAAACTACCAGTATTAGTAGAACCACCACCACCAAATGAGGATGTTGGAACTGTTGTAGATATTCCACTAGCATTACCTACCCATGCGTATCCTTGTTGTAATGATGCAGTTAATGTAGATTGAATATTAACATTACCTGAAACAATTAAGTTTCTAAAAAACTCAAATGGTGATGCGGAACCTGTGCTTACTGCAAAAATATTTTCAGATAAGTCACTATTTCTAAAAGTAATTCCTTTCCTAAAAAATCCATTGTCTAATAAAAAGTTATCAGTTCCAATCGCGTCGAATGATATTCCACTACCAACACCACTTGGGTTTGTTGCAGCTAATTGTATATATGTGTAAGGGCTTCCTGATATATTTTTACCATTGATATATCCATTAACTGTCAATGCTTCGGCCGGTAAAGCTGGATTTCCGTTAATAGTTTGATTGCCGTTGAATGTATTGCTACCTGTTGTTGCAAACCCTTGCAAATTAAATGTAGATGCATCTCCTTTTGTAAATGTAATATTGTTAGATGCAAAAGATGCAGTGACTAATAAACTACCTGAACTTATACCTGCTCCTTCTGTTCCTTGCACACCTTGTATACCTTGCACACCCTGTGTTCCAGTTCCAATTATACCCTGAATACCTTGTGCTCCGGTAAATCCTTGTATACCTTGCGTTCCCTGTGTTGAATTATCTGCTCCTTGAATACCTTGTAAACCTTGTAGACCCTGAATACCCTGAATACCTTGTGCACCATCGCTACCACTAATACCATTCGTTCCTTGTATACCCTGCAAGCCTTGGATACCTTGTGTTCCTTGTGCTCCATCACTGCCAGTTATACCATTAGTTCCTTGAATACCTTGCAAACCTTGCAGACCTTGTAAACCTTGCAGACCTTGTAGGCCTTGCAAACCTTGAATACCCTGTGTTCCTTGCGTTGAGTTATCAGCACCTTGTATACCTTGCAATCCTTGTAAACCTTGCAGACCTTGTAGGCCTTGTAGGCCTTGCAAACCTTGTATACCCTGTGCACCATCACTACCAGTAAGTCCGTTTGTTCCTTGGATACCTTGCAGACCTTGTAAACCTTGTATGCCAGTTATACCTTGCGTGCCTTGTGTTCCCTGTAAACCCTGTAATCCTTGTATACCTTGTGCACCTTGTAAAGATATTGATGAAGTTGCTACTGCTTGGTTATATCCATTAGCATCACCTAACCAAATATATCCTTGTGGTAATTGTGCAGTTAAACTTCCTGATATAATTTGATTACCTACGAATGTATTGCTACCCGATAATAATGCACTACTGCTTATCCAATTGCTATTCAAATCTCTAACTGCTGACGCAGAAATACCACCATTGACATTAGTAAAATAAGTTGCTGCTGATGCTGATGTAAGTTCTTGTTGATTATATATTGCCATATCTGTTTATGATTATTGTTGAGGGCCGTTGTTTATCGGTGATTGAATAACTCCAATACCTTGTGATATTAAAGCACCATCACAGCAATCTCTACCATATCTATCTTCATTTACACAAAGACAACCTCTACGATTATTTTTTGGTGAGGATAGGCCGCGTGTAGGGCCGATGTATATACCGCTTGCGTTTTCTCTATTAACGGAGTATCTTAAATTTCCGTTTCGTGAGTTAGACCAAATTGCCATAATAAAGTTAGTTTTATCTTTAACAATGGTAAAAAACAAAGTTGTAGGTTATCCCATTCTTTTTAATGCTTCTTTATGTAAAACTTCTTGCAACCATTGTTTATCAGCTTTATATGCTAACAACATTAAACATTTCTCTAACGGCTCTCCGATAACTCCATCAATCTCTTTAATGTTTCCGTTGGCAAGTTCAGCGATTGTTGCATATGCTCTCCACTTTTTACTAAAACGGATTTGATGTTGGCCGGTATCTCCGTGGTCTGCGTCAAAGATTTCAGGGTATCTTTCAGTAAGTCCATTGACAAATTTACAAAAAAAAACAGAGCACCGAAGTGTATATCCATTGTTTGCTTTAACCACATCTCTTCATCTATTTTACCCTGATAACTTTCTATCTCATACATATCACCTATCTTCTTTATTACAGGTCTATATAAGATACTCATTACCTTTGCCCAATTCTTATCAATCGTTACTGCATCGTATTGTGTGATATCTGCATAAGCACCATAAGTGATATTAGATAAGTTAGGTTCAAATCCATATTCAACACCATCAATAAAAATAAATCTTTGTAATTCCAATTCTTCTGGCTTACTGAAATTTAATAACTCATTACGAAGTGCATTATAACTTTCCGTTCCTAATCCTTTTAGATATTCAGGCGATAGATTACATAAGTGGTGAAGGAGTAAAGCAGTTTGTGCTTCCTCATTATCTTTGTAATTATCCATATCGGCATGTAGAGCTAAATACTTTTTAAGTGTTACATCATTCCATCCATTAGGAACTTCAATTATCATTTTCTTTTTCATTACGCTTGGTTTTGTGTTGTTGTTAGGGCTAACTCTAATTGTGAAATATATCTTTGTTGAACTCTCACCTTTGCTTCTTCGTTTTGTAGTTTAGCATTGAAAGCAATCAGTTGTGCATTTTGTGTTTCGTTAATGTTTAATAATTCTCTAACAAGTTCTTTGAGCTGGCTAATTTCTTCCTCCGAAAGTTGTTCTGTGCTCTGAAGTTCTCCTGTGTTGCTATGTATTCCCATAATTTTTTATTTTGTAATATTTCATTGAATTTATTTGCTACCCATTCTTTGTGGTTTTCTCTATCCATTCCTTTTGTTTCAGCCAGTAATGTAGAATAATATTTGTTTCGGTTTACTAACATAAACTCATTGTATTTGTTTGCACGATATTCCTCCTTTGGTTTTAATTGTTTTGCAGAAGTTCTCTTTTGGTCTATTGCTCCGCATGGTTTACACAATGCTCTTAATCTAAACTTATTCGTTCCGTCAAACTCTACACCACATTCTTTACAATGAGTGCTTTCTTTTTTCATACTTGCCATAACTATCTTATTGAAATATCGTATTGTCCTGCTCTTATCTTTTTAGCGTTTAACCTTTCCATTACCACATAACGAATAGCATCTATACTATGGTTACTATAATCAACAGGTATGTTTTCAAAGTTACCATTCTTATCTACCATCCACACATACTCACCAAACTCTTTGATTGTATTTATACTACGCTTGGTTACATGCAATCTATACTGCTGCATTAAATCTATTCCTAATCTCACACTATCCTTTCCTTTTTTAACAGGCTTAATATTAAAACCACTTCTGTATATCTCTTCTATTAATCTCGGTTCTGCACTATCACCCCATATTTCATTCCTACCTATATCCAATCTTTTTAATTCAGCTATAATGTCCGATGTAACCATTCCTTTTTTATACAGCAACTCATCGATATATAAATCTCTGTCTAACTTTGCTACACAAACTAATGTTGAAGGGTCTACACTAAATCCATAATCCATACCAAACGCAACGAACTCTGCTTCATCGGGTATCGCATCTACAATGTTAATAGAGAATATCGTTCCTACATTATTGCCTGGCAAACCTAATCCATAAATCTTATAGTATTCAGGGTTAATGAATTGCAATCTCTCAATCTCTTCAATTAACTGCTTCTCTAAAAACGGATTATCTTTGTAGGTTGATATAAATAAATCTGCTTCAGGGTGTGTATGTATCTCTGTGAATATATAATTTGTAGTTCCGAATGAGGGGTTATATGCTATAATACTTTTTTTGCGTGTTCTTATAAATAACTGAAACCAATCCTCTCTACTTAATTCATTGGCCTCATCCACAAAAAGATAATCTCTTGCACTACCTTTTCTTTTTTCTGAACTATCAATTGACATAAACTCTACTATACTGCCATTATCAAATGTATAGATGTGTTCAGTTGCAGACCAGTTATCATCACTCCATATATCTAATCCTTTAAGTATACCAACCCAATCTCTCATAATACTAACACGCATAGACGGAAACGACTTACGCACAATACTGAATACCATATTAGGTTCAGTCAATGCTTTAACTAATATCCATTGGAGTGCTGAGTAACTTTTAGAACTTCTTGTGCCACCTTGCAGTATACAAATCCTTTTGCTTCCCTCTATATCCCTATATGTCTTTGATGTGTTGATGTTCAGTTCCATCTAATATGTTTAGGTTTATTTGCTGTATCTTTTGTTCAATCTCTGCTTTCATTTCAATTCTACTCTGCTTAGGTAAATTAAATTCTAATAGTTTAATCGCTAAGTCAACTGCGGTGCGTGGGTCATGCTTCATCATATCCTCCATAATTTGTGGCAAGTTATCTAAAACCTTATTAGTTGCACGAGCTACCGATAAGCGCATCATCTCTGTTGAACGATTAACTGCTCCAACAGGTCTTCCCTTTTTATTTATCCTTGTATCTCCTTTGCTGAATGGCATTGTTAATTATTGTTTTTATCTATATGTTTAACACCGCTGAAATTAATTTGTAGTTGATTACCAAAACTTTCTTTTATCCGCTTCATACTCTATTCTTTGTTTTGCAATTTCATAATACTCTTTCTCTCTTTCTATTCCAACAAACCACATACCTTCTTGCATTGCTGCTTTGCCTGTGCTACCACTACCCATAAACGGGTCTAATACTATACCATCTTTCGGTGTCACTAAACGAATTAAGTATTTCATTAAGTCAGTTGGTTTAACTGTTGGGTGATTATTCTTTCTTTTGAATACTTGGTTATCAGTTATAGGGTTATCACAACTACATATTGTTTCAGGACTACCAATAAACTTTTTACCACAACTTGCACATCTTGCATTGAAATCTCTTGCTCCACCTTTTGTTGTCCTCAATGCTTTTGCATCAGTTTCTATTCCACTATCTCTATCCTTTGCATTTGCTTTAGGACAATAAAAATATTTTCTCCATTCTTCATTATCACTATCATCCATTATTACATTTGCTGGCCATCTACCTCCTTCATGTGGCTCTGCTACAACATATTCTTTTCCTTTTGCACTTTCACCATCTTCATATGAATTAAATGTATCGTGATATGCATTGTATCTTCTTATGTCCATTTTATCACCATCTTGCATTTGTATTCTTGTCCCATCTATATTCAATCCACCTACTCCATATTCTTTATGATTATCATTACAACTACCCTTAAAAGGTTTTCTTGCCATTACTATTGGTTCATGTGCTGGCTTTAATGCAGTTCCCCAACCTTCTCCTAATTGATGTGATTTAGGAAAGCCACTACCATATATCCACATAATCTGGTCTCTAATGTCAAACCCTGCATCTTCAATCCTTACTGCCATTCTATGATATGTTCTACTACCTGCGAATGCTAATAAGTGTCCGCCTGGTTTTAATACTCTTAAACACTCTTGCCATATTTCTACACTTGGCACATCATAGTCCCACTTCTTTCCCATAAAGGATAAACCATATGGAGGGTCCGTGACTATACTGTCTATACTATTGTTGTCTAATTCTTTGAGTTTGTCTATGCAATCTCCATTTAATAATCTTAATTCTTTCATAACTTGTTTATATAAAAAATTGATTTAACTTTTGAGTTTGTTGTGGAATATCTACACTACAATAATCTGGCACCTCATACTCACCTGGCTTTCTAAACACTAAAATATATTCATGTATCTTTGAGGTAAACCTTTTACAATTCACTTTATAGATTTGTAGTGCAGCAAACGGAGATATGTTTTCCATAATGATTGTATCCCAATGTTTCATTCCGTTATTCTTAAATTGATTGATTAAATCTCCGTGAAAGTTTCTTAACTCACCATCTCTTCTAAAATCTGCTACTACAAATACTGCGAATGCACCTGGCTTTAATACTCTACCTACATTCTTTACACATTCATTCATACTCTCCATAAAGTTATCATATCCCTTTACATCACTCAATTGTCCATCACAACTCTCATACTTCTCTATATCATAATAAGGTGGACATGTCATAACTAAATCTGCAAAGTTATCTTCTGTATATTCTAATTTACAACCATCTCCTTTATACAATGTAGGACTGATATTATGTTTGTCAAAATGTGCTAAGTTTCTTTTATATGTGTTAGGTGTAATCTCATACCCATAATAATCTCTATCTAATAAAGTAGTGACAGTTGCTCTTGTTGCTCTACCTGCAAATGGGTCAACTACTCTTGCACCTTTTAACGACCAATATCTAACTATTGTTTCACATACGCCAGCATGAAACTCCGACAATGTAGCTACACCATCTTTGTTTTTAATTCCTCTATCTGTTCTTACTGCTAATTCACCATCGTCAAAGTATGCAACATCTTTCCATTTTTGTTTACTTTCCGTTGTAGGTTTGGTTACACTAAACGGTTTCCAACCAAACTGGTCTATACTTTTTAATTCTTCGTCAAAGGGTAAAACCTTTGCGTAATCGTGTTCTCTTGTAACTGCCATCTATTTTATTTTTATCTTATTCGTTCTATTATCCAACCATGCAATACATTTCCATCCTCATCTATAATATAAAATGCATGCCTATCGGAATAATCATTTGAAAGCAGTTTTAACTGTTTCGTTTTTATGAAATTCCAATCAAAGTATAATTCCAAATACCTTGCAAGTTTTGCGTTAGTCATTAAATGGATTATCTAATATCTCTTTCATATGTGTGCGTATCTTTCTTATTGCAAGGAATGTAGTTGATTTACTTATTCCGATTGCATCTGCTACCTCATTGAGATTTTTATCACTATACCAATACAATTCATAGAGTTTGGCAGAAGGCCATAACTTTGTTCCTTTTAATCTATTAAGTTCTTCTTTAACCTTATCATATGTTTCCATTATATCATTATCCTTCTGTATATCATATTCTTCAAAAGTGGTTTCTTCATCACAAATTACTTCACCAATATATTTTACCCTATTCTTTTTCTTCGTTTGATTTAACCACCTATGTCGTAAAAACTTCATGCAATAGATTAAGTTGTAACTATCCTCTTTCCAAAATAGTTTAGTATTTTTTTTTACATGCAAATATTCATAAAGCATACTTACAAGTTCTTCACTATCGGTATAACTCTTACAAATGTTATATGATACTTGCAATAACCATGTATGAGATTGGAGATAGAGATTAGTTAACCTTCTCTCACATTCCATCTCAATACTACCGGTTATTTCGTTAAGCATTCTCAACATTGTTTACATAATTTCTTATAGTATCCACTGCATTTTTCCAATAACTTGCTGCACTTCCACATTGACAAG